CCAACATCAATTCGACTTGAAGGTACATTTAGTGATTTGTATAATTTCTTTTGGAAATATTCAATATCTGCAAGTTCCCCTAAATTTTGTCCACCTGGAAGTGTAGTAATTTCAGTTCCTCGTCCTCCCTCACGTCGAGGTAACCAAAAGTCCTCAAGCATCGCCATATATTTACGATCATCCTTAATTTCTCCTGTATCTGCATTATAAACTAATTTGTTGCGATATCGATTCATTACATCACGAAGATATTGCTCTGCTTTAATTTTAGGAAGATTTCCTACATCAATATAGAATATTCTTCTTTCAGGTGCTCTCGAAAGACGATATATTACAAGAGAATCCTCAATCATTCTTAGTTGATTGAGTGCTTTGATTGCTTTATGAAGATATGATAAGATAGACTGCTTGTTGCGATCTACAAGACCAGATGTTACAAAAGTAATTGCATCTTTTGATATTTTTACACTTTTAGAATCACTATGAAAAGAAATAGACCCACTATTTCCAACTGAAGCATTTGGGTCATACAAATAATATTCTTCTATTTTTGGTGCTTGAACTAATTCGAGTGAATCTTTTCCTCTATTCAATACACTTGAAAAATTTGCATTCGGTCCAGATAGTTCTGCTTTACGAATAAATCTAATTTTGAGTGGATCTATATATCTTATTTCTTGAATACCAGCAGAAGGATTATTGAAATCAATTACTTTATGGTAAAATATTCTTCCGTCTATATACCAATTTCTAAAAATTTCATGAGATTTTCTATCAAAATCCATAATTTCTTTGATGGATTTAAATTCATCACGAATAATTTGTTTTAATTTATCCGATGCAGGCAAATTTGTAAGTTCAATTTCTACAGGAGAATCGTTCAAATCTGATACTACTGCTTCATTTACTACATCCTCAATTGCACTATCGCATTCGGGATGAAGGGACATTTCACGATATCGTCTTATAAGATCTTGTTCGGTTTTATAAACACCTTCTATATCTACATATTGCCCATAAAAACCACTTTGTACATAATAATCAGATTTATCTTCTTCATTAGAAGGAACTGGAGAAATAAGTTTTTTTGACTTATCTACTCCAGTATCTTGTATTTTGAATCCAAATAATTTAGCCATCAATTAATTAATTACTTTTTACTATTTAGACGGCTCCAACTCCCGTGTTGCCGGGTTTTTCATTCACATCCTCAGTTGTTCCGAGCATAGAATTAGTAGTATTTCCTGGATAAGTATCCCACCATTGAACTTGCAAATCTACTGTAAATTCTTCAATTGTATCTGAAGAATCATATGAAACATCAATTGCACTCACAGAACTTGGAAATACGCCATGAAACTTATATGTTTTGAGGACTGGTATATTATCTGATTTATTACCATCATTATTGTGATTGGCTCTTCCAAGTTGATATATAAATGCATCTTGTTGATAATCTGATGGATTTATTTTTCCAGCAGCATCTTGATGTTTATTGATAAGATTCATCCATCTTTCAAAAGCATTGCGAATTGAAAAATCAGTATCATTGATTACAGTAATTGTCCAAGGATCAAATGTGCGATCTCCGGCAATTTTGAGATTTCTGCCCCTAAATGGAACATCAATAACACCTAGAGTAGATGCAGGAAGATTTGCTGCTTTAATTAAAAATCTAGTATTTCTCGATAACTCAGCTGCATCAACGGTTAAAGGACCTAATGCAAGTTCTGGAAAATTAATTTCGCATTCGAATAAATTAGATCTTGTCCCTCCCCCAACCATTCTTGCTCTAAAATCTGTAAGAGTTCTTTCTAATGATGAAATGTTTCCTCCTTGTACTGTTTGTGCGGAACCTGGTGTTTGAGCCATTTTAGTATTCTCCTATTGAATAAGTTAAACTGAACCTACTACTTCTTCAAAACTTACACCCGTGCGAGTAGCAACAAATGTAAGACCGATGAAGTTGATAGATCTTGCTGGTTTTACGAAAATATCAGCTTTAAATTGATTTGAATCAATTATATCCGGGGTATTATTTGATTCATCGCAAATTACTAAAAAGTCAGTAATTCCTCTTTTTGATTTTACATTACGAAGATATGGTTCAACAATATTAATAAAATTAGATCTAGTTATTAGATCATTAAACTCAAACAGCTGTGCTCTTGCTGCTCTTTCGATAGATTCCTCAATAGTAAGGAACAAACGACGAACATTAATTCTATCAAAAGCTGAAGCATAAGATAATGCAGTTTTATCACCAAAAAGAATAATACCAGCACCAGGCACAAATGTGATAGGATTGATCCTCTTCGGATAAAGACGATCTCTTTGTGGTTTTGAAGGATTGTATGCAAGTTTCACAGCCCCATTGATTGCTCCTCTAGATGCTCCAGCAGGAGAGAACCAAGGGAATTGGTTAATCGATGTTCTAGCCATCAATCCGGCAACATCTGCATTGCAGGGAATATATCTGAATGTATTATTGAAGGGGTCAAACATATACTTATATCCACTATCAAATACTGCATAAGAAGATGATTGGAGTGGACCAAAAAACTCAATAATATTATTCGTTTGAGTTTCTGTATTTGTAATATTCACAACACCTGCTCTATGCGGAGATATTACAGCAATACAATCTTTTCTCAAATTGGCAAGTTGAATCAATTTATTTGCTTTTGCTTGCGATTCATAAACTGTTGCTCCCCCACAAGGACCATTAATTAAGAAATTGATTTGATATTCTGCAGGATTTGATAAAATTTCATAAGAACTAATAATATTTTCTTGAGTTGCCGAATATCCTCCAACATTATTTGTTCCAGAATAATCTTTACCACCAGTCAAATTATATGTTTTTTTCCCTACTACTGAGAAATTCAAACCTTGAGCATTTTGTCCCCAGTTTCCAACAGCAGTAGGCACATAAGTTGCAGCAGAAGTAAATCCAGTTGCAGACCCATTATCTTTGTGCCCTGGAAATATATACTGGGAATTATTTGTGATAGTATCCTTATAGTATATTGCTTCAGATGGTGATATTTTTCCATCAAGTGCTTTAGAAAGACTTAAGTACTTTTCTAAAATATTTCCGGCAATACCAGTCACTACACCAGTGTCATCAACAACTGCAATATGAATTTCGTCATTTCTGCCATTTCTTTCATTTACATATTGAGAAGTTGATGGTCTATTCGCAATTGATTTCCAGTAAACTGTAGAATTCGTAAGACCAAGAGTTTGTTGGTCATACCAGTCACTAACAGTAGCTGAAGTAATAGTAGCAACTCCTGCTGTTGTAGATACAATTCCGATTGCATTAGTTGCAGAATCGACACTAGTAGTTGTTCTTGTGAATATAAAAGTAGTTGTTCCTAACCCTATGAGTGAAGTTCTTGCGAATATAAAAGTAGTTGTTCCTAAACCTACTGTATTATTAATGGATTGATTTAAGAAAATTGTACTTATTCCAATAGCTAAAACCGTCGTATTTGCAGAAACATAAGTACTTGCAGTTCCAGTAGCTGTAACTATATCACCAACTGCAATATTTGTTGTGGTGATTCCTGTAATTGAAGAATCGTAGAGTTCACTGAGTCCTCCAGTCGTTGTTGCAATTCCGACTAAAGAAGGAACTTGATTATTAATAGATTGATTTAAGAAAATTGTACTTATTCCAATAGCTGAAACCGTCGTACTTGGTGATAAAGTAATATAAGTACTTGCAGTTCCAGTAGCTGTAACTATATCACCAACTGCAATACTTGTTGTGGTGATTCCTGCAATTGAAGCATCGTAGCTTTCATTGAGTTCTCCAGTCGTTGTTGCAATTCCGACTGTTGTCGTAACATTATATGATTGTGGAGATTTGAATTCGTATGAACTTCTTTCGACATAATCAGTTAAGGTAGAAATTCCTCCAGATACTCTATCTACTATCTTTACATATATTTCACTAGCACCAACACCAGTAATTATTCCTCTCAAAATACCTGAACTAACAGAAGTAGTTCCAACATCAGCAACAACTCTTCCTGCAATCGTTTGAGTTACTCCGTATCCAACTGCTATACTGGTAGTATTAATACCTGAAATAATTTGATCCGCAAAAGAATCAATCACACAAACTTTTAATTCATTTGCCCAACTTCCTGGATTTTTAGCAGCATAATACCAACTAGTTGCAGTAGAATGATTATCAATAAAATCTTCATATGATTTAATTTTTGCAGTTGTAGATGCTACACTAACTCCAGCATTTGCATTGTTTAAATTTGTACCATCTGTTCTAATGACTCTCAATGCCCCACCATACGAAAGATAAGATGATGCACTCATCCAATATTCATATTGAGCATTATCAGATATTGGTTTTCCAAATGTTTTACGTAACTCATCTTCATTTGGTATAAAATATGGAGAATTGACTGGTCCCTTAGAAAATGGTCCTGCGATTGCACCAATTTGATTCTCCGACGCAGTAATTCCTCCAATTGTTAAATCAACTTCTCTAACATTGACTCCTGGAGATACTAAATTTAACGACATGCCTTTCCCTCTGAAGAAACTTCATTTACCTAAAAGTATTTATAAATTACCAACTTTATCGGTACTCCCACATATAAGAAACATCACCATATTCATCAGTGTGCCATCTATCCCCATCTTTATCTACAAAAGAAGTTTCTTCATTTAATCCATCAGTAATAAATCCAAATGGAGACATGTCTTGTTCTATTTGCTCTTTTTGGTCTTCGTATATTCTTTTACGGACATCGTTCTCTGTCATTTCTTTAAAATAATCTTGAACAACTAACCAAGAAAAAATTACTAAACACATTACCAAATCATCATTGCATCCTTCTTCTGCTTCAAATGATTGATTTTTTTGAATAAAAGTAGTAAGTTCACTAATAATTTCGTAGTCATTAAAAATAAGTTTATCGTCTTCAATAATTGTTTTTAGATTTGAACAACCAACTCTTTTAACTGTTTTTGACATCTTTACACCAAGTTGTGTTTTCTTTCCAGAAAATCCCTGCCCAACGAGTTGCCCTGCTCTTCCTCTCATTGCGCACATTAGAATATTATCATACTCTAAATCAAAATGAAGAATACTCGTAACTTGTTCTCCAATATCATTTACTTCTGCTAATACAAACGATTTATTATATGCTTTTGCTACATCTAAAATTATATTTGGAAATAGCATTGGTTTAATTTCATTATTTCTATATTTTGCTACTATTTTATAAGGAAATGCTGATATATCAAAAACAACAAATGCAGAATAATCATTATTTAATCCTCTCGAAACATCCACTGTCATTATATAAGTATGCTCGTCTTTCGGTTTTTCGTATATATCTAACCCCCCACTTCTTTTGATTGGTTCATCATAAACTAAAGTCTTTATTTTTGATGGATTAATTAGAGTTCCAATAGAACCCAAAAACTCGCACTCAAACTCAACTTGAAACTGTTGTTCACTTGTGTTTTCTATTGTTTGTTTTTTCCATACCTGATCTCTGCCAGGAACTTCACTCCAATGAACTTCGGTAGGAATGTATTGATTTTTTTTTCTTTCAGAGTCATGCCAAATTTTATAAAAATGATTCATTCCGTGAGGAGTAGAAACAATAATTAATTTGGTAGATTGCCCAGAAGATATGGTAGGATAAACAGAACTGAAAAAATCTTCAGCAATATGGTTAGGAACGAATGCAAATTCGTCCAAAAAGATGATATTATAAGAACCACCACGCACCGCAGAGGCAGACGTAGAGGCAGCAAGAATCTTTGAACCATTCTCTAGTTCTAATGAACCCCTATTCCATATTAAAACCCCCTGCTGCATCCATTTAGGTAGGTTTTCGTATGCTAATTGAAGTCTTCCAAGAAGGTCTCTAGCAGTAGACGCTTTATTAGCAAGAATCGCAATATTGACATTATCATTAAATAGTGCGTAATGAAGCAAATAAGAAACGACAGTGGTAGATTTACCAGACTGTCTTGGCATTTTGCATACGTTAAATCTGTGATCATGGAAATTCTTAATAAGTTTTTCTTGAAACTTGTACATATTAAAAGGCACAAGACCGTGATCAAGTGAAACAATTTTTATGTAGTTTTTCGCAAAATACACAGGATCTTTTTTACATTTTATAAATTGCTCAATTTGATCCTTGGTAAACTCTATTGGCGTATTTGCCTTTTTTAATAGAGGATTACCCAGATATTGATCGTTACTCATTATTTATTCNCCCTTAAACTGCCCNAAACCAATACAACTTANTGTCTCTTGTTGTTTAAAATATAACTTCACATAACACTTACAAATGTTTTTAANTGACTCAATATCTTTACATTCATTCAAATCTCTTGATATCTTTTCGTATTCGAATATTTTATTTAAATTTTGCAATTCAATAAGATTTGGGTCCATTTGGTTCTCCTGTAAATAATAATGGTTTGGTTGGATCATTTGCTGAAGGATTAAATGCTAATACAATTGCATTTGGATAAACTTTTTGTATTTCTCTTGTTACTTCCGTTTTTGTTGGTCTAGTAAATTTTTGAAAAAACATTTGATTCGTTATGTATTTTCCTCTCCAATTTATTAGTATAGTATATGTAGACCCACGAGTCTGTATTCGTAAATAGTTTTCATCTATATTTGTCTCCTCATTTTTTGTGCTATTTCCCCAATTAGCAGCACCAACTTTACGGCATTTTACTAAAGCCCCCGAGGCATAGGCAGAAGGCCAGACGGAATATCTTGATTTTACTTTAGTGTAACAAGCATCTTTGGTTCCACTACCTTTACCTGGTTTATCTTTTACTTCTTGGAGATCCATTTCTTCTGTTCTTACATTTGTTGGTTTTGCAGCACCAGATTTTTCTTGTTGTCCTGAATCTTCTACTTTTTTTCTTATTGATGCTGATAATCTTTCTTCTTTGGACATATTTGCTCTTCTATGAGAAGATACGCACTTTGGAACTCCTTCTCCAGGTTCGTCACTTGCACAAGTTCCACCAGTTACAACATTTACCCAACCTGGTTTTTTATCTTTTGATTCTGATTTGCCAAACCAATCAAGAAGACCTTGATCTCCCGATTTGGTTTCTTCTACTTTTACACAGTTTGGGTATTTTTTCCCAAACATTTTTTTCATACCTTTTTTCTTATAACCTTTCCAACAAGCTTCTCCAATTTCTTGACTATCAACATAATCTGCTGCAGTATCAATATAATCTGCTGCTTTAGTAATTTTAGATTGCACCCAAGCTTTGATGTCTCCCTCACCTTTCATTTTTTTACGAAGTCTTTTTGCAGCATTTGAAATTGTAGATAATTCCGAACGAGCCATTGAATATTCGTGGTCTACTTCTTTTGAAGATTCCTCGATATTGCAATCGTTAGTTCCGTGTGAAGGACAATATTTTCCTTTTTTAGTTTTATTGCAAATAGATTTTGTTTCTAACACAAACTGCCTAAAACTTTTCATAAGAAATTTTTTAACTATTTAGAAATGTCTTCTGCATTTAAACCATTTTTAAGAAGTTTTTGTAGTTCCGCAGTAGAACCAACAAAAAGTGCATTTGTAACATTTTTTGGTCCAGATTTTTCTTCTTTCTTGAGGTCTTTTACTTTTTGGTGAATATCCATTAGCTTATCTGTAGAATCTGCAACATTTTTAATTAATTGTCCAAACACTTCATATGCTCTTGGTTGTTGTCCATCTTGTGCAAGTTCCAAAAGACTTGTAGCTGCTTCTTGTCCTTTTTCAATTAAACTATAAAGAGTTCCACGAATATAATCATAATCTAATTCGGAGTGATCTTTATTTTCGATAATTTTTATTTCTTTTTTTGATTGCTTAATAATTTCTTTTGCAGTAATAGTTGCTTTAATATCTAAAGTTTGATCTATTTTATCGAAATTATTTTTCATACATCAATACCTTTTGTTGGACTATAAGTTTTTCCATCACCATAATCATAACGATATTCAGTAAATCCAAAATCATCATCCTGTTCAATTAAAGCATCGTCTGCATTATTGATAATATTAATATTAGATCCGGATTCGTGTGGTGTAATTATAGTATTATCTTGACCTCTAATTACTTTAATTTCATTTCCAGTGATTGAAGTAATCATCATCTCTTCATCTTCAATTATTATATAATCATTTTTTGATAATAAAGTAGCATCACTGACAATAAACTCCGTAACCTTATCGTCTATCTCTTGAGAAAGTGTATTAGTTTGGTCATCATTATAATCTCGAATCGCTCTTGGTTCTGCAATATAACGAAGTTGTCTGGATGCATTTTTAGTAACCGTATTGGTATAATAATCGACCTGTACCTTTTTAATAAGACCTTCTGTAGAATCTGGCACTGGACCAAATAGATATGTTTTTGCCGTAAAATCTAGATTGTGAATTATAATTCTTTTTTCTTCATATCCACTTTCGTAATTATCTTTAAAATTTATACCTCCAAGAATTAATGGTATATCACGTTTTTCACCTATAGAAGACACTAAATCAATTGTTATATTAAAAGATGGTTGAAAGTATGGAAGAATTTGCTCTATGATTTGAAGAGCATCATCATTATATTGAGACATAATTGAAAGTTGTATTCCCAAATTATAAGGAACAGGCATAAAAACTTTATTTACTGTTTTATCGTCTACGATACTTTTAGCTATAAATGTCTGCATAGTAGAAACTTTTCTGCTACTATCATATTGAATACTATTCATTTCAAATGCAAGTCTTGGAAGAGTCATTGCTACTCTTTTTCTCAAATCTGGTTTTTGCTCTAATCTTGCTAAAAACTTTTCTACTGGTCCATATACAATAGGAACTTTTATGACACTATAATTAGTATCATTTTGTAGTTTGTGTTTGATGTCAATATTGTTAAATAAAGTACCAAAGGCAATAATTGTCTTACGAATTATTTCGTGATAATAGTATTGACCTAACATAATAATACCTTTTATTAATTATTTAGATTTAATAATCCCCAAAAGGGTTTCTTTCATTGAAGTCTAAAATTTCATCTGCTTCATTTTCTATTGGTATATTATCTGCATCATCATCAATTTCGTCTTGTTTATTGATTGAATATACTTTATAACTTGCATCTGACCCTCCACTTGTTGTTCCCATCCCGACAATACTTTCTCCGGGAGTAAAGCTTCCACTTACTATTTTTACCTGAAGAACTCTCGTGTCGTAATCCCAATTATTTACATATGCACTAGTTCCTGTAGAAACACCTCGTACAACCTCGTTAAATATATAACTTCCAGTAGAAATACCAGAAGGAGACGATAGGGTTATTACGGGTGCTTGTGTGTACCCTACCCCAGCATTTATGTAACGAATTGAAGTCACAATACCAGAAGAATTGAGGAATGCTTGTGCGGTTGCACTAATTACACCAACCGAAGCAGTAGATATGGAAACAACAGGAGCAGAAGAATACTTAAGTCCTCCATCTGTAATAGTAAATGCACTTAATGAACCACTCTGAATAATTGCAGTAGCAATTCCTCCACTATTGCCATCAATCGTAACTATTGGAGCAATTGTATATCCAATACCTGGATTGGTGACTAATATCTTATCAATAGAACTTCCTTTTTGCTCCGAACGACGTGTCATTATTGCTACTGCAGTAGCATTTATTCCTCCGGTAGGTGCTGTAGAAATTCCTATAATTGGTGCAGTTAAGTATCCAGTTCCATCATTAATTACATCTATTCTTTCTACTGATTTTCCTACATTAGTTCCTCCAATTCCAGTATTAAATAAAGTTGATGCAAGTTGAACTGTTGTAGTTGCAGTTTGTGAATCTGAAAAAGTCATTTGTATAGTTTGAATATAACCAAAATCTTGAACAGATTTATCGATTTCTTCTATTGAAGTTTCTATACTATCATCTGCTTCATAATCCATTACTTCGCATCTCAGTTCGTAAATATATAAATTATTCAATTGATAAAATGGTTTTTTCCCTTCTACGTATTTTATTTCAAAAATAGTATCATCCAATGGAAAATAAATCAAATCCCCCTCTTGTGGTCTGGTCGATAATTCTATATTTGGGTCTCCAGAAATAAATGGCGAAATAAAATCTTCATATCTTTCTTTTGATATTACAAAAGTAACTTCATCGGTAGTTTTTACTCCAAATTTTGATAAAATATCACCACCACCACCGAAACCGTCATAGTTAATTAGATATGCCTCAAGTCTAAATGCATCTTCAAATTTTGATACTGTTATTTCTCTTAATACTGTTTTTTTATTATATATTTTTTTTGGAAGATATACTACATCTTGCCCATACATTTTTAATTGTTCATTGATTAAATCTTGTACTAATCTCTGTTCACTTGCAGATCCTTGAAGAAAATATGAGTTAAGTGGCGACATTTCACTAACCTATCATATCCATTGGAGGTAATTCGTATTCCGTTTTAAGTTGATTTTCTGCTTCTTCTATTTCTTTAACTGCATCATCAAAAATCTGTCTTCCATTAAGTTGGACACCGCCGGGAAGTAATACTCCTTGAAATTTAATCATATTCTGTCCCCACTGTCTTTTAATTATTGAAGTCAAATATTTCTTTAACCACCAATCATTATATACTCCAGATGCATTTGTTGGATCTACTAATCTATAACAATCAAATATAAGATAATTATCAGGACCCATTTGGCTCCAATCAATATCTAAATATAATCTATGATTTTTTTTATTAAATCTAATTTGAATATCTGGAGTAATAATTCGGCTCAAATCTTCCAAATATGTTTTGGTCATTGCATAATTTAAAATATCAAGTGCTCCATAATAGTATAAATCATTTAAGAATAATTGATACTTAATATTAAATAATCCACTTGAAATTGTACTGGAATCTATTTTGAATACATTATTTACGCCAATTACATGGTCTGGAAGTTGTAAAAAATTATTACTTTCAGTGTAAGAAAGAGTAGCAATTCCAACAGTAGATGTGGCAGTTGTAGTGGTAACGCCTGTCCTTATTGTATCTAAATGATTTTGCGTTAATTTGTGCTTAAGAAATACTTTTTCGATACCATCATAATGTCTTTCATTATAATATTGAATCGCATCATCAACTAAATCATCAATTTGGTCATCATCTACATTAATTTCAATTACTGGATACCCAAGTTTTCTTAAGCAATAATCTATCAATCCTTGACGAGATGATGGTTGAGTCATTGTTGAATTCCTGCCTCTTCGTATTTATCTTCCGATTTTACTTTTCTTTTTGATTTTAATATTTCATCATTATGTTGTTGCAATTCGAGATTTGTTCTTAATAAAATATTTTTTTGATCTTCAAAATCTTTAGTTAGTGATTGCAATTTTGCCTCTAATAAAATATTTTGATTTGTTAATGCTGAAATTTTTTGATTATACAGACTAACTAAGATATTCACATCAACTTCACTATTCATAACTAGAATGTTCCTCCGTCTAAAGTGCTAGTCCACATTGGTTTATTTGTATAAACTACTGAAGCAACAATTGCAGTAGTTCCAATGCCAATATTGCTTCCATTTTTAAGCAAAATGGAGTTATTTGTTGTATTGAAAGTTCCTTCTACTCCAATTAAAGTTATTATGGNTGTTGAAGCAACACTAGTTTTGACAATACCATAAGCACCACCNGTATTTTGTANAATAATATCTCCNACAGTTACTGTAGTAAGTCCAGATAATGTAATATTTGCTTCAGTTACTGCAGTTAGAATCTGTTTGGATGTGATTNTCGGGGATGCTGGATCATTCGTGGAATTTTGNAGTCCTGTACTATCAAAATAAACCACTCCATGAGTACTGAAATCTCCAGATTGGTAATAAATACCTTTAATATCCAAATAACCCTTTGTTCCAGATACTACACTATTTGAAATACTAGCATCTGGAACATAAGTAAAACGTCCTGTACTATCATCAAATCCAAAAAATCCTGATTTTTGATTTGCCGTTCCTACNCCGGTATTATAATCAAAAGCAATACCTCTATCAGTATTTGTATCATAGGCATGAGTTATAGTTAATTGAGTTGTTGAGGTAATTCCAGAACTTGTGGATCCAGTAATTGTAACAATCTTTGTTGATGTATTATATGCCGTAATCGTAGTCAGTCCACTATTAGGTAAAGCAGCATTACCTGAAATAATATCACCAGTATTAATTCCAACAACGGAATCCAA